ACTATAAACAGTACACTAATAGCTATGAACAAGGGTAAAGAGGAAGGTAATTTAGACTTTGCTCTTCAAGTTATTGTTACAAAAGCCGAAGATGAATCAGGTGCAAAAATATTTTCAGCAGCAGATTTACCAGCACTTAGAAGAGAAATTCCAATGTCAGTTCTGTTAGACATAATGACTAAAATGCAGGGAGTGGGCGAGGAGGAAAGCCCCGATGCCGTAAAAAGCTAAAATAAAAGACGATAATTTTGTATATTTGCAGTTTTTTATTGCAGAACAACTAGGCTACACATTCAAAGAATTACAAGAAAGAGTATCGGTCCAAGAACTATACGGATGGAACGCTTACTTTACAATTAAAGCTGAACGAGAGGAAGAAGCCTACGAAAAGGCAAAAAGACAAGCCCAAGTTCGCAAAGTACGCTAAACTTCTAATATCCGTGTATTCTGCAAAAATCAGTGGCATCTGAATATAG